GTCTGCGACGACCGGCAACGACGCGACCGACTACAACTACGGCAGCGGGCAGAAAGCGATCATCGGCAACTACACCACCGGCAGCACCTACGGATTCGGCGGCCGGATTGATGACCTCAGATACACCGTCGGCAACGCCCGAGCCCTGGTGGTACCGACCGGGCCCTATCCGAACGTCTGACCATGGCCACCTTCCCCGCGCTCGAACCTAATACCCGCGCGTACCGCCTGCCCCGGTTCTCCGTGACCAGCCAACCGGCATGGGGCACCGATGCCGTGCGCTTCTCCCATGGCCCCCGGTCGTTCGGCTACGTTCTGACCCTCGGCTACGAGAACCTCCCGGCCTCCGATGCGGCGCTGCTGCGCGCACACTTCCGCGGCCAGGCCGGCGGCTTCGATGCCTTCACCCTCTACCCTGCCGTCACCCGTGGCCATGGCGCTGCAGACCTCGCACCGACCTCGACGCTCTGGCGGTACACCGGCCCACCGGAGGAGACGCACCGCAGCGGCGGGCTGGTGGATGTGAAGGTGGAACTCGAGTCAGTGCGCGGCCTGGTGGTATCAGGCGCCGGCCTGTCCCTCTCCTGCAGCCTGACCGCTGGGGCAGTGACGGCAGGATCGACCGCACCGGCCGCGGCGCTCACGATCACCGTCAGCCTGCAGCCTGGAGCCGGCACCGGAGACTAGGATCAGGGGCAGCACCATGGCGCTGCATAGATGGCCTCTCTGATCTACAACTCATTCCCCGACGACATGGCACGGGGTGCTGTGGATTGCGACACGGACACATTCAAAATGTTGCTAGTGACCAGCAGCTACACGCCGAACAAGGACACGCACGATCGGCGGGACGACGTCACCAACGAGGTAACCGGCACCGGCTACACCGCAGGCGGCGCCACCTGCACGGTCACGGTCACGAAGGACACGGCGAACGACAGGGTCACCATTTCGCTCGGCGCCGTCTCCTGGGCCAGCTCCACCATTACCGCACGGGCGGCCGTCTACTACAAGGCCCGGGGCGGCGCATCCAGCGCCGACGAACTGGTGGCTTACAACGACTTCGGCAGCAACATCAGCACCACCGGCGGCACGTTCGCGGTCGCGGCCTCCACCATCACGCTGCAGAACTGACGATGGAACGGAACGACCCGGGCAACCCGACGCACGGCGAGGTGCTGCGCGCCATCGGGCACCTTGAGGGCAAGCTCGACTCAATCCACGAGGCGATCCAATACAACCGAACATCAATGATGGAAGCGTTTCGCCGGCTCAATGAGGTTGAGAAGCGCGTCGCGCAAGGCGTGATCCTGGCGATCGTGCTGTCAATCCTTGTGCCGCTATTGGTGACGATCGCAGAGCCGCGGATCTCCATGCCGCAGCATCCGCAGGGCCAGCCGGGGCGGATGAAATGAGCACGCCGGCTGAGCTGGACATCCTGCCATTCTTCGACCACTGGCGCGGCCTGCCTCACCAGCGCGCCGCTGTGGCGCAGCTATGGGAGAAGGTGCCCGCCAGCCTGAAGCGGCATGACGCCGGCTGGTATCGCACCTGGCAGGACGGGGGGAAGCAGGCGCAGCCCCGGACCCTGAGCAACCCGCTGCAGGTGCCGTACTACAGCCAGCGGGACTCGGCCACGGATCACGCGCTGAGGATGTGCTTTAGCTCCGCGTGCGCCATGATGCTGGCCACCATCCGCCCGGGCACGCTGCAGGGGCCCAACGCCGACGACACCTACCTGGGGCGCGTGCTCCGGTATGGCGACACCACCGACGCAGCGGCGCAAATGAAGGCGCTGCAGTCGTTCGGCTTCACCGCGCGGCTGGTGCAGAACGCAGGCTGGCAGACCGTCTGCGATCAGATTGACGCGGGCATCCCGGTGCCGATGGGCATCCTGCACAAGGGGCCAGTGAGCGCCCCCTCAGGCGGCGGCCATTGGATCTGCGCCATCGGCTACGACGCGAACAGCCTGAGCGTTCACGACCCGTTCGGCGACCTTGACCTGGTGGCCGGCCGCTACGTCAACAACTGGGGCGCACGCCTGCGATACAGCAGAAAAAACCTCGGCCCGCGTTGGATGGTCGAGGGGCCCGGCACCGGCTGGGCGATGATTGCACAACCCTGAGGAACCACCATGACCACCACCCAAGCTGAGATCCTGGCGCTCGCTCTGTTCGTCGCCTCTGAGGTGATCGGCATGAGCCCGCTGCGCAGCAATAGCCTGGTGCAGCTGGCGCTTCAGCTGCTGACCCAGGCGTTCCCGTTCAGGCGGAAGGGGTGACCCTCACTCGCAGAAGTCCAGAAGCGTCGCGCTGCTGCCCTCGGCCTGTTCCAGGAAGCGAGCAGATTGCCTGGCGTATTCCGGCTTGAGCTCTATCCCGAGATACCGGCGGCCCATCTTGATGGCTTGGTAGCCGGTGCTGCCGATGCCGTTGAACGGATCCAGGACCAGATCGCCAAAGTTGCTGTAGAGCGTCAGGCAGCGTTCGATTAGATCCAACGGCATCGGGCAAATGTGCTTCTCATCTTTGTCGCCCTTGAACCTGCTGTTCAGTACCTTCGTCTGCATGGTGTCCATCCACACCGGCGATGCCCACTGCTGCCATTGATCGAGCGTGAACTCTTCGCGCGTGTGCTTCACCGGCTCGCCGATGTTCTTGCCCTTGCTCTCCTTGCGCATGACCAGCACATACTCAGGCATGCCCATCGCGCTGACTCTGCTGTTCTCCCTGATGTTCTTGTACAGCAGCCGTTCGTGCTTCGTCTTCTGCATCTCCCGAACCGGGTCGCGCCAGATCGTCACCCTGGCCCTGAGGCAGAAGCCCGCGGCGCGGTAGTTGGCGCTTGCCGCATCGCTGAACGGGAACAATCCACCTTCGCCGGTCTCACTACTGTTCTGATAGAACACCGTATCTTTTACGTGATCACAGATCACCGAGCCTGGCTTCATGACGCGGAACAGCTCGCGCGACATGAACGCATGATGCTGCAGGAACTCATCGTGCGAGGCACTGTTCCCCATGTCGCGTTCAGAATCTGAGAAGATGTAGAGCGACGAAAACGGAGAGCTAAAGACTGAACAGTCGATGCTGTCATCAGGCAAGCCCATCAGGAGCTCAACGCAATCGGCGTTGTAGACGGCCCAGTTCTGGCCTTCATAATCTGGTTTCATGATCAGAAGAAAGAGGGAAGGGTGACCTTTGGCGTGCGCTCATACGATCGCCGCAGCGTTGCCTGCTGCTGCATCTGAACCATGGACTGAGCCATGGCCCGTTTCATGCGGGCGTGATCGTCTGCCTTGCGCTGCACGTTGTTCCAGATCGCGGATTCTGTGTCGCTGATGATGACGTGGCACGTCACCGGCTGCGTCTGCCCAAACCGCCACGCACGGCGGACGGCCTGGTAGTGCTGTTCATAGCTGTGACTGACGCTGGCGAAGATGACCGTATTGGCGTGCTGCCAGTTCAGCCCGAGACCTGCCAGCTTGGGTTTGGAGACGATCACCCGGCGTTTGCCAAACGTGAAGGAGTCGAGAGCTTTGACCTTCTCATCGAGCGGCATGGACCCGTGGACCTCAATAGCATCCGGGATGGATGCTGCGAGCGCCGATGATTCGGCGTTGGTCTCACACCAGACGATGACGGCACCGGTTGAGCTGTTGGCGATCTCAGCGGCACGGGCTACGCGGTCTTCCATTGTGATGCGTTTCTCACGGTGGATCACGGTTGCGCTGCCGTCCGGGATGCGGAACAGCATGCCCTCGGGCACGTCCTGGGTGATGTCAGCAGCGACCGTGTGCAGTTCGTAGTTCAGTGGCGGCAGCACGAATCCGGCATCGTCACCACCGAGATCAGACGGCAGGGTGGCAGCCCTGGCCCAGCTGGCGACCCATTTCCAGAAGTCGGAACGAGCGTGCCCCTTGAGCCGATACCCTTCCATCGTGGTCTGGTCACTGATGAACCAACGGGAGAGCATCTCCGGCCCTGGCATGACGCCAAGAAACTCGCTGTGCTGACCTATCTCCATGTGGTCATTTGGCGCCGGTGTGGCGGTCGCTGCCAGTCGGTACGGCGTCTCACTGAACGCCTCGCACAGCATGCGCTTCGTTGGCCCGGTGAAGGCCTTGAGGATGCTGGATTCGTCCAGTACGACGCCACCGAACACAGACGTATCCATCTTCGGCAGCCGTTCGTAGTTGGCGATGTTCACGCCTGGCCCGACATCTGATGCCTCACGAATGACGCGGGCATCAACGCCGACCGCTTCGCACTCGCGCAGCATCTGCCGGGCAACGGCGAGAGGCGTGAGGATCAGCGACGGCTTGCCGCTGGCGCGGCTGAACTCGGCAGCAGCTGCGGCCTCGACGCGGGACTTGCCCAGTCCGGTGTCGAGGAACGCTGCGGATCGGCCTTTCTGGCATGCGAACTCAAGGGTGGCCAGCTGATGCGGGAACAGTTGCCAACGGCCGGCGGGATTGAACCCGTGCGAGCCGGCAGCGGTGCCCTTGGATGCGATGAACTGGCGGTAGGTGGAGAGATCAGACATTGCTCACGCCACCTCCCGCATGAGGGCCTCAACATGCCGCAGCAGCGCAGCCGGCACGGTCGGCGCCTTCGGCATCCATCGCCGTGAGGACCAACCGGCGCCGGTCCATTCCGCGATCTGATCGAGCAGCTTCCGCTGGCCGTTGCTGCGATGGAACCGCACCAGATCGGGGCGGCCGGCCATGGTTGGATCCTGGGTAATGGTCCAGCCGGGCGCCTGGTGGATGACTCGCGGTGCCATCACGCCACCACCAGGAGCCGGCGGACTGTGGTGCGGCTGCAGCCGAGGCGATCGGCAATCGCCTGCTGCGTCATGCCTTGGCGGCGCCAGCGGCGCGCGCGCTGCTCACGGCCCTCTGTGGCCCAGAGAAGAATCAGGATCGGGAGCAGCAGCGCAGCCAGCAGCAGCGCAAGAAGGGAGGTGATTGTCATCGGTGGTCTCGGGTGAAGTGTTCGGGGTCATCATGCGCGGCGATCACCGCGCGGGCGAAGCTCTGTCACATTCCGTGATGCACGCGCGCGGCGGTTCTGGTGCCGCCACTCCTGCCACGCGGCACCCATCAGGAAGCCCCAGGTCATCAGCATGAACTCAGTCACAGGGGAGCTCCAGTCGGGTGATGGTGAAGGCGCCGTAGCCCTGCCAGTAGTTCAGCCAGCCGTCGGCAGCGAGCTGATCGAGGCGGGTCACGGCCTCGGCAATGGTGCAGCCCCAGTGAGCGGTAAGCGGCCCGGCGCCGATCGTGAACGGTGCCGGGCCGAAGCTGGCCAGGCGGTGTAGGTAGCTCATCATGTTGCAGCGGTGATCTCGTCGCGGAACCGTTCCAGCACCAGCCGGTCGCGCTGGTAAGCCTGCCGCTGGATCAGCTGATCCAACAGCTGCAGGGTCCGTTCACGCTCCAGCATGGCGCCAACGCGGAAGGCCTGGCTATCGGGCAGTGAGAGGGCGTGGGTCACCAGTCCCCCGGCAGTTGGATGGAGACGAGCTGCGCGCCCGGCAGCTGGGCCCGGACGGTGAGCAGCGCGGCGTAGGCCGTGACGGCCTCGACCTCACGGCGGATCTGCCGCGCGCCGTGGCGCATCGTGACCTGATACAGGTCAGGCACCAGGGGGGATCGAAGGGTGGGATTCATCGCAGGTTCGGGTTGCGTTCGGCGGCGGACAGGCTCGGGTGGTCGTGGTCGTCGTCGCTCTCTGGATCTGGCCGCAGCTGATCCAAAGCGCGGTGCAGCAGCTTGCGGCTGTGATGCGGGTTGGCGATCTTGTAGCCGCACAGCTCAGATACCAGCTCAGCGCACAGCGCGCGAAAGTCGGCGCTCATTAGCTCTCCTGTGACGGGTGAGATGGTTGCCGGGTAGGCCCCGGCGGGCCGTGGTGGGTCAGGCGGCAGAAGGGGCCTTCAGGTAGGCGAAGGTCTCGTCCAGCTCTTCGTCGTAGATGGTTTCGCCATCAAGCAAGGCCAGATTGTGCTCGATGCAGAAAAGCACCGCACAATTCACGGCGACGATCTCGCCGCTGATGGTGAACTGCTCGCCACTGCGGAACGTCCATTCGACAGCAGCACCGCAGCCCTTGAGGATCTGCTTCTCGATCTCGATGCCGATCTGCTGGAGGCTGTTCATTTCCTGGATCCGGTGAAGTGATGAACCGGGGTGGCGCCCCGATGCACACATCATGCAGCCGGCACCCCACCCCACACCAGCGGCTGTAACAATCGTTCACACCCACTCCCAGGCGGCGCCCCACGGCGTCGGTCTGCTCCCCCGCTCGCAGCTGTTCCGCACCGTCCCCGGGTGGCATTGCCCCGCCACCGCAGCCGCCCGCATCGTCGGGAACACCGTCCCGGTCACCAGGCACCGCACCGGCCTCGGATACCGTGGCAACGGTGGCCGCTGGCGGCTGGCGGCCACATACTCAGCCAGCTCCATATCCTCGAACAGCAGGAACAGCCGTTCACGGGAGACGCCATACCAGTCCATGCGATGCCGCCGCGCCGCTTCCGCGAGATCAATCCGGCGGATGAACTTCCTCCAGCCGTGCTTCACGATCACCACCTCGCGATCACGGGCGATGCGCTCAAGCCGGCTCTTGTGGATCCCCGTGATCCGCACCACCGCACCACAGCTCAGGTACTCACCCTCGCAGTAGGTGTACCATCCGTTCCGGTTGCACGTCGCGCAGATGTTCGCCGGTCGCCGCTGGGTGAACCCATTGGCCGCGGCCCAGGTGTTGTACCGCTCGGCCAACATCGACAGCGGCATTTCCCCTGCCATCTGCTCCAGCTGCGCCAGTTCCGGCTCAGTCCATCGGGCGCACTTCATTGCCCCTCCCCTCCAGCTTGCTGATCAGCCGATCCAGATACCACCGCGCCTTGCGCGCATCCTGCAGCGGTTCACCCTTGAACCAGAGCCGCAGCAGGTACTTCAGCGCCTGCCAGTGACAGCCGGCGGTGATCGCATCAGGCGCTGGATAGACCGCATCCTCGATCACCTCGATCGCCTCATGGCGCCCCGCCGTGTAGTGCGGCGGGTGGTTTACCGGGTCGCTCATCCTCTGCTCTCCTGAACGGTCGTGTCGCCCAGGTAGCGGCCGGTCTCGGCGTAGCTGCGCTGCGGCTGGCTGGCCAGGTAGTGGACAATCAACTGCCCGATCCGCATCCCAGGCCACAACGCCTGGCCCTGCAGCTGCCGCACGTTGCGCAGCTCCAGTGTGATCACTCCGCGAAAGCCGGGGTCAATCCAGCCGGCCATCAGGTGGTTCAGCCCCTCCCTAGCCCTGCTGCTCTTCATGAGGAACTGGGCGCCCACGTCGGAGGTGAGGTTCACATGCTCCATGGTGCAGGCCAACACAAACTGGCCAGGCCGTAGCCAATACGGATCCTCCTGGCTGTGCTGGCTCAGGGGATACGGCTTCAGCTCAGGGCCCTCAACGGACTCGATCAGCAGCTGGTCACCCAGCCGCACATCAACGCTGGCGGGGTTCACCAGGTCAGGATCGTAGGGAGTGACCAGACCATTCCGGCAGCGGTTCGCAAGCTGCCAGTCAACAAGGATGGCCATCAGGAGGCAACAGGGCGGCGGGATAGTTCAAGCTGAGAGATTCGCCAGGTTGTGCCGGCGTTGTCGATCGCGGAGTAGTGGGGCAGCACGCACCCCTGGAGCTGGTCAAGGATCTGCACTCGGCCGGTAAGGTGCTGTCGCCAGCCGCGGACGTAGGCCAGATCACCGCGCTTGAACCGCCACGGCTGCGCATTCAATTCAGAGGGTCGCTTCATTCGTTGTCATCGCTGCGGGTAGGACGGATGGCGCGCACCTCGGCGGACATGCCCCAGCACGCGCGGAGGATGAAGGCATGGCCGATCGCGTCATCGAGTGATGTCGTCGTCCATGCCTGGTCGGGCGATGGCATCAGCTGCACGCCGTCTGGTGTGATCGGGCCGAGCCATCCACGCGCGCGTTGGAGGCCGTAGCGGGTCGGGCTCATCGGATGTGGCGGCAATTGGTCCAGGAGTCAAGCGGATGGCAGCTGGCCTCGCGCATGGCGGGCGCAACGACCACCAGGGCGGCGGTGAGGAACACCACCAGGAAGCAGGAGAGGCGGGTGATGGGCAGGTCGTTCATGAGTCGGAGAGGCGGGCGCAGTAGAGCTCACCGGCGGCAATGAGCCAGTCGGCGGATTCTGAGTGGCCGTACCGCTGATGCAGTTCGTGGGCGATGTACTCAGTCACCAGCAGCGCTACCTGATCGGGGTCAAGGATGCGGCGTGCGCGGAGCACGGCGGCAAGGCGGGCGCAGGGGTTGAGATCGGTCACGGCTGCGCCTCCACAACCGACTGCAGCCATTGCAGTGCCGTGGCGTTGTCGTCATAGAAGTGCAGAGCCGCTTCAGTCCCTAGCAGAAACAGGCCGGCAACAGCAGGGCCATGATCCGCCTCCAGTTGGCGGCCGAGATCACCGGCCTGATGGATCGCCCAACCTGCGAGACAGTGCGCGGTGCCGCAGTCACTATGCCAAGCGGTCATCTGCAGATGTTCAGGTTGGGCCAGCACCTGTCTCGCAACTGCCTGTAGGCGCTGCTGCGCATCGGGCTGAATTGGCAGGCCAATAGCCCCGAGCAGGTCGGCATCGCGCAGGTCGGCATCGCGCAGGTCGGCGCCGCGCAGGTCGGCCCTAATGCCTTTGGGCTTATCGTTTAGCCATGCCTTGTGCAGCCGGAGGATTTCGGTGAGTTGTTCGGGTGTCATGGATAGCGGCTCAGTTCAGTAGCAATAGCCCGCAGCGTGGCGGGCGTGATGGGCTGGCGTTCCATCTGGCTGGCCAGTTCCAGCAGGGTGGCGACCGCGGGCCGATGGATCCAGGTGGACTCGCAGGCCGTGCGGATGTCGGCGGCCAGCTGGGCGGGGTGCGGGGGGTCAGCCATGGCGGTTCATCTGCAGGATGTGCGCGTTGTAGGTTTCGGCTGCGAATCTCAGCTTTGCGGCTGAGGCTGAGAACTGATCCGGGTGGGCTGGTTCGATGGGGCCGTTGAGGCCCATCCCACCGACGAGCGCCAGGGCATAGTCAGTCACTAC